AGAAAATGGAAGCTGACATGATTAAAGAGGGGAACAAGTAATGTGTTTCGGTGGCGGTAGCAGCAAAAGCGATGGCAAGAGCATGAGCGTCAATACTGGCGACAACAATACTGCTCACGAAGAAATGATGGCAAGCGCCAAGAAGAAGTCTGGCGATAGCTCAGTTACTCGGCCTAAAGCTCGAACTGGTAATGCTTACACAGTTTCTAAGGGCAAGCGCATAAACCCTAGCTTGCTTCAGCGCGTTCTGGATACCAGCCCAACTTACAAAGCGGTTAGCTATCTTGGCCGCAGATTTGACCCGAGAGGATAGGTTATGTGTTTTGGTGGCGGCGGCGGCAAAAGCGTATCAAAGATGTATGAAGAGCAGAAGGTAGACTACGGGGCGCTCCCTTCTCTTTCTCAGAAGAAGGTTGATCGAAAAGCTCCTGAGATGAAGGATGTCGAAACACCGGAACAGCGCGCTGGCAGCATTCGGCGCAGTTTATTAAACCCTTACGGATAGGATGAAGCATGGCTTGGGTATACGCAAACGACAATACACCTTACGATGGTCCCACTCACACCCTTGCTGGAACCACATATACAGGCGCAACGCGAAAGCCGGGTACTAAACGTCTGCTTTTCATTGCAGATGCAGAAGTAAAACCAGCCAAGAAGAAGCCAGCTGCAAAGAAGGCGAAGAGTAATGGCAGTAAATGAAGCAGGTAATTACACAAAGCCTAAGATGCGGAAGACACTGTTCAACCGCATAAAGGCAGCAAATGTTCAGGGAACAGCAGCAGGCAAGTGGTCTGCTCGTAAGGCGCAGCTATTAGCTAAACGCTATAAGGCAGCAGGCGGTGGATACCGATGAAGGCTCCGCAGAAATCCTTAATGAATTGGGGAAAGCAGAAGTGGCGCACTAAGTCTGGAAAGAAGTCTAGCGAAACTGGAGAGCGCTATCTGCCAACCAAAGCTATCAAAGCACTAAGTAGCTCAGAGTATGCAGCGACAACCGCAGCTAAACGAAAAGGCAAGGCTCAGGGTAAGCAGCATGTGGCTCAACCGAAAGCAATTGCCAACAAAGTGAGGAAGTATCGCAATGCCTAATGTAGCTGGAAAGAAGTATCCGTACACCAAAGCTGGTATGAAAGCCGCAGTCATTGCAGCTAAGAAAGCAAAGGCTAAAAAGAAGTGAGCTTTATCAGTACATTAAAACCTATGGAGCTACAGATGCTTCGTGGTATTGTTCGTAAGACTGAGTTTGCTTACGTTGAGGCCAAGCACGGCAAGTCGTTTGTCACAGACCAAGAGTGCGACAAGCTAATTGAAAGCATAGGCCCAGAGGTCGTGCAGCGCATGATTAAGTTCGGTGTTGATAAAGGACTGCGGTAGTGGTTGACTTTAAGTACAAGCCTGACGGTGATGTCCTCAAGGGCTTTATGAAAGACAACACTTTCTTTCGCGGCATACGCGGTCCCGTAGGTTCTGGAAAATCTGTTGCTTGCTGTGTAGAAGTATTCCGCCGCGCTCTGGAACAGAAGAAAGCGCCTGATGGTACTCGGAAAAGCCGCTGGGCGATCATACGGAACACCAACCCACAGCTTAGAACAACGACAATCAAGACTTGGTTAGACTGGTTTCCTGAAGCTGATTGGGGAAAGTTTACTTGGTCAGTCCCATATACACACAACATAAAAAAAGGTGACATTGAACTTGAGGTTATCTTCCTTGCATTGGATCGCCCTGAAGATGTCAAGAAACTCCTATCTCTGGAGCTTACTGGTATCTGGATTAACGAGGCGCGTGAAATACCTAAGAGTATTATTGATGCCTGTACTATGCGTGTGGGTCGTTATCCTTCTATGCGTGATGGCGGTCCTTCTTGGACTGGCGTCATTGCCGATACCAACGCTCCTGAAGAAGATCACTGGTGGCCGATTATGTCTGGAGAAGTACCAATCCCAGATCATATACCGCGTGAGCAAGCTAAGATGCTGGTCAAACCAGATAACTGGAATTTCTTTACGCAGCCCCCTGGCATGGTCGAAAAGAAATCGGAAGAGGGCGAGATAGAAGATTACGTCCCTAGCAAAGACGCTGAGAACCAGAAGAACATGATGAAGAGCTATTACCCTAACTTGGTGCAGGGTAAAACTAAGTCTTGGATTGATGTGTATGTTATGAATAGACTGGGCCATATCCAAGAAGGAAAGCCTGTGTATCCAATGTTTGCAGCAGAAGTTCATGTCGCTAAGGAAGAAATACCTATAGCGGCCAACGTGCCTCTGTATGTAGGCGTGGACTTTGGGCTAACTCCTGCCGCTGTTATAGGGCAGAAGGTGCGCGGAAGATGGTTTGTTCAGTCTGAGATCGTAGCTATCGACATGGGGATCGTTAGATTCTCTGAGGTTTTACGACAAGAATTGGCGACTAGGTTCGCCGCCGCTGGTGAAGTCATTATATTTGGCGATCCATCGGGTGATTTCCGCGCGCAAACTGATGAGTCAACTCCCTTTCACATCATGCGCGGAGCTGGCTTGAGGGCGTTCCCAGCGCCCTCCAACTCTGTTGACCTTCGACTTGAGGCTGTCTCCTCCCAGTTGACCAAGATGGTGGAAGGTAAGCCAGCGATGTTAATAGATCGGCGCTGTCAGCAGCTAATTAAAGGGTTTGAAGGCGGATATGCCTACAAACGCATGGAGGTTTCTGGTGAACGGTTTGCAGATAAACCTGACAAGAATATGTTTTCCCACGTCCACGATGCAGCACAATACTTGTTTCTGGGTGCAGGCGAGGGCCGCGCTCTTATGAATAGTCAGAAGCCAGCCACTCCTACAGTGGCTAAACGTGACTTTGATGTCTTTAATAAAGGCCCAGCCAGACGAAAACGGCAGGGATTATGGGCGCGAATGTAGTTTGTGCGTTGAGTTTTTGTAAGTTTCGTGCTTACGAAGGGTAAAGCAAAGGAGATTTACTATGTGTTTTGGTGGCGGTGGGCCTAGTCAAGAAGAAAAACAAACATCTGTGGATCAGTCTCTTGAGGCTGATGCAGCAAAGCGTGAAGCAGCGGAACAAACAGCTAAAGTAAAGCGCGAAGACATTAGCGAAGCCCTTGAGGCTCGACGTACTGGTGAAGGTCGGGGTGGCGGTGGTGGCCGTGGGCGTAGGTCTCTATTCCGCAGCGGCGGAAGCGGAGCAGGCTTTATTGGTAGGTTTAATTAGTAATGGACAAACTAGCTAAACAATATATCCAGCGTTATCAAAAGGCTAAGGCTTTGCGAGAACAATGGGTTCCGTTGTTTGAAGAATGCTATGAATACGCTCTTCCACAACGCGAGTCGTTTTATTCTGAAACCCCCGGTGAACGCCGTGACGACAAGATTTTTGACGAGACCGCAGTTGTGGGTGTCCAAGAGTTTGCCAGTCGATTGCAGTCTGGCATTGTTCCTAACTTTGCTCGATGGGCTGACCTTATGTCTGGCAGCGAAGTGCCAAAGGATCAGCGCGAAGAGATTGATAACCAGCTTGACGATGTAACTGATTACGTCTTTGAGGTGTTGCAGAACTCTAACTTCAGCCAAGAGGTGCATGAATCGTTCATGGACTTGGCTGTTGGCACGGGTATTCTCTGTGTCGAAGAGGGCGATGCAATTAATCCTATTAATTTCAGTGCGATACCCTTACCTCATGTCGTACTGGACACTGGACCTGACGATAAGATCGACCACGTTTATCGTGAGCGTAAGAAAGTTAAGTATGACCAGCTATCTGAGTTGTATCCTAACGCTACGTTCGATCCTAAAGTTATGGCCCAGATGGGGAAAGAAGCAGACACAACTGTTCTTGAGCTTGTTTGTAAAGACTATTCTCGCAAGAATCAGGATGCTTACTATCACTATGCAATTTGCATGAACACTGAGACGGTTCTTTACTATAAAGAAATATCTGGTCTTGGTGCTAACCCATTCATTTGCTTCCGCTGGTCTAAGTGTGCGGGTGAAATCTATGGTCGTGGCCCACTAATCAATGCTCTGTCTGCTATTAAGACAACCAATCTAACTATTGAGTTAATCCTTGAGAACGCTCAAATGGCTATATCTGGTGTCTATCAAATTGATGACGATGGCGTCATTAACCCTGATACGATCCAACTTGTTCCGGGTTCAATCATTCCTAAAGCTATGGGTTCTGCTGGCTTGCAACCAATCCAAGCGGCAGGCAGTTTTGATGTAGCCCAGCTTGTACTAAGCGATATGCGGCTTAACATTAAGCGCGCTCTCTACAACGACATGCTTGGCAATCCAGACCGAACACCAGCTACCGCGACTGAAGTCGCAGAGCGTATGGCAGACCTGTCTCGGCGCATGGGTTCTGCGTTTGGCCGATTGCAAGCAGAGCTTGTGCAGCCATTGTTGCAGCGCGTTATCTACATCCTGAAGAAGCAAGGCCGCATCGAAGTACCGTCTATCAATGGCCGTGAGGTCAAGATTCGGTCTGTATCTCCGCTTGCTCAAGCTCAAGCCAACCAAGACATCTCAAGCATTGCACGGTTCTTGGAGCTTGTTGGTGGTGTGTTTGGGCCAGAGATGTTGCAGCTTCTTATTGACGGGGAGCAAACAGCAGCGCATCTTGCTAAGAAGTTTGGTGTGCCTGAGAGCTTGATCCGCGATGAGAACCAACGGAAGCAGATAGCAGCAATGGCGCAGCAAATGGCACAGCAGCAACAGCAAATGGGAGCGCCTGTTGAACAACAAGGTTAATATTGGCAGGGATGGCTTTCAGCGCCCTGCCGACAAAGACATTGAAATCAGTAAGAATATTGCTGAGATATTCTCAACACCTACAGGGAAACAGGTGTTGAGTTACTTGCGGTCCGTAACCATTGAAATGGTTCACGGTCCTAACGTGACAACGGAGGAGTTGAGACACGTTGAAGGCCAGCGCTACATTGTTGGTCTTATCGAACAGCGTATCTCACATGCACATAGGAGCAAAAACAAATGAGTGAAGAAGTCGAAGTAGCAGAAAGTGACGCAACGTCACGAGACTATGTTATCGAAAGTGACGTAACGTCACAAACTGAGGAACGTCCTGAGTGGCTACCAGAAAAGTACAAGACTGGTGAGGACTTAGCCAAGGCTTACTCGGAGCTTTCATCTAAGCTGGGCAGCAAAGAAGAAGACATTCGCAACAGCTTGCTTGAAGAGCTTCAGCAAGAAGCATTTAGTAACCGCCCAGAAAGCGCAGGCGACTATGAGCTTCCTGACATCATTGATCCAGAAGCCTCTGTAGACAATGAGCTTTTAAAGTGGTGGTCTGAACATGCGTTTGAAAACGGCTTCTCACAAGAAGAGTTTCAACAGGGTATTGAGATGTATACTCAGTCTGTTGGTACAGACAGCGGTCCTGACCTTGAGGCAGAAGCCGCAAAGCTAGGTGAGAATGCAGATACTCGCATTGAGGCTGCGTCTATGTTTGCTAGTAAGTTCTTTCCAGAGAACGCAATGCCTGCAATCGAGCGTATGTGCGAAAGCCATGAAGGTATTCTTGCGCTAGAGGCTATACAAGAAGCACTAAAAGGTGGATCATTTGCTGGGAATACTCAGCCAACAGCTGGACTGAATGAGGCAAAGCTCAGGGAGATGATGAATGATCCAAGATATTACAGTCCAAAAGACCGAGACCCAAACTTTGTACGGGAAGTCGAAGCTGGCTTCAAACAGGTCTACCGAGGTTAAGATACTAAAGCGGGGTGATTACTATCTCACCCCGTTTACTCTTGGCCACGTTGACGAGGTGGCCGAGAACCTAAGCTCAGAAAATAAAAGAGAGCTTATTTTGCTGGGACATACAGATATTCGGCAAGCCTTGCACGAAATGTATGAGACCTCTGACTCCTATCTTTGCAGACGTAATGATGACACTTTCCTTATGGTTGGTGGGCTTTGGTACAATGATGACCAAGAATCTCCCCAAATGTTCTCAATGTTTTCAGATGGTTTGAAACAAAACTTTCACGCTATGGCGCGTGGGTCTAAGCTATTAGTCAATTTCTTCGACCAAAGCGAAACCTATATGAGCATGACAATTTTAGCAGATTATGAGGGAATGCTTAACTGGGCAACGTGGTTAGGCTTTGAGCCTGTAGGGATACACCAAGTAGATGCGAACAAGTATGTTGATTTTGTGCGTTGCAATCCAGACAAAAAGATTGTTTACAATGAGGCACTACGGCCCGTAACACACTGAAAGGCCCGAAAGGACACCCTTGCTGACGTGAAAGAGCGGACACCCGTTGAATCGTAACTTCATCTAAGGACTGATAAAATGGCTAATACTATCGACCAAGCCTTCATCAAGCAGTTCGAAACAGAAGTACATTTGGCGTATCAGCGTATGGGCAGCAAGCTCCGCAACACTGTTCGTTCTTCAAATGTAACTGGTTCGGTTGCTCGTTTTCAAAAAATTGGCAAAGGTGCTGCTAATACCAAATCTCGTAACGGTGACGTTACAGCTATGGAACTGGCGCACACCAACGTGGAAGCAACAATGGCTGACTTCTACGCACCTGAGTACATCGACAAGCTCGATGAGCTGAAAATCAACATCAACGAGCGTCAAGCTGTAGCACAATCTGCTGCTGCTGCACTCGGTCGTAAGACTGATGAGATTCTTATTGCAGCTATGGACGCTGGTGCAAACGCAACTCAGATCGCTGACACCTCTGGTGCATTGGTTAAAGCTGACTTGCTTACATTGTTCTCTACATTCGGCGCAGCCGACATTCCGGAAGATGGTCAGCGCTATCTTGCTATGTCTCCTGCTGGTTTTGCTGACTTGTTCTCTATCAACGAGTTTGCATCGTCCGACTATGTAGGGCCACAAAACCTGCCATTCGCAGGCGGCATGACAATGAAAGAGTTCTTGGGCTTCAAGATTTTCTCAACGTCTGCTGTAGCTGGCGGCAAAAACTTTGCGTACCACACTTCTTCAGTTGGCCTCGGCATCAACGCCGATGTGACTACTGAGGTAAACTATGTACCGCAAAAAGTTTCGCATCTTGCAACTTCTATGATGTCTATGGGCGCTGTCGTTATTGATGACGATGGTATCTATGAAGTCTTAGATAACAACTAAGGGGTTGGTTAATGGCTTATACCGCATCTAGTTTATCAAATGTTGCTACCGCGTCTGGGTTTTCAATGTGGCACTATTCCACAGCAGATACGATTGCTACAGTAAACACTGTTGGTTACTTCAATGATGCCGCTGGTATGATTAAGAAGAACGATTACATGATTATCGTTTCTTCAACTGGTGGCACACCTGTTGTTTCCCATGCGTTTTGCAACTCAAACACTGGCACTGTCGTAGACATTGTTGATGGGGTTGCAATTACAAGCACTGACACCGACTAATAGGAGCGGGGGGTTTCGGCCCCCCGAACTTTCATGCCAGATGTAGCAAACACACCCATCAAGATCTGCTCTCGCGCATCATTGCTTATAGGCGGTGATGTGATTCAGTCTTTTGATGATGGCACTGCGGAAGCAACAATTTGTGACGCAATGTACGAAGACATGGCTCGATCAGCTTTGACTAGCTCACGCTGGCGTTTTTCTACTGACCAAGCTGTCTTAAACAGATTAACAGATGCGCCCTCTGGACGTTGGGACGCAGCCTATCAGCTTCCATCTGAGTCAATTATGCTTGTTGCAGTCACAGTAAATGACTTCCCAATTAAGTATGATACCTATGGCTCTAAGGTATTTTGCAATTCATCCGACACAGAGACTTTAGTTGCTGACTACATCTTTCGTGCTGATGAGTCTGACTGGCCTCCATATTTTGTTACTGCGGTTGAGTATATGATGGCTGGGGTTCTTGCGGTCTCTGCTGCCCGTGACTCTCAGCTTGCCAGCTTGATGGAGCAGAAGGCTAACTATCAGATGACACAAGCCAGACGCCTGCACTCTCAAACGCAGACAACGCGTAAGCTCAACACATCGAGGTTTATTGCTGAAAGGCGAAGTTAATGCAGAAAGTTAGAGTCCCAATAAGTAGCTTTCAGTTTGGCGAAGTCAGCGATTCACTTATTAGCCGCAACGACACACCAATTCTCAACTCCTCTGCACAGCGGGTTGAGAATTTTTTAGTATTACCAGAAGGCGGTTTGAGAAAGCGTTATGGCCTAAAGCATATACACGACTATGGTTTAACGTATGACGCCAACACTCCATACAAATCCGTTCTCACCTCATTTATCTTTGATGATAATGAAGAGTATGTTATCTCGATTGAGAACCAAAAGCTGCGCGCGTTTCGTTTGCTTGCAGATGGATCAGTCAGTCTAGTCGCTACAGTTACATCTGACGTAAACTCTGCTGCTCTACCTTTTGACGAAGACTACGCAAATGAATACACGTTTGCTCAGTATGGTGACGTTATGTGGGTTTGCCACCCTTTGTTTGCACCGCGTTTAGTCACAAGAACTAGCTTGACGACCTTTGAAGTTAGTACATTTTCTTTTGATACTCGTGCTGATAACAGCAAAATATACCAACCATACTATAACTTCCAAGAGCAAGGCGTCACATTGGACCCCTCTGCAACAACGGGAACGGGAATTACATTAACAACAAGCGCCGACTATTGGGTTGCTGCTCACGTTGGTACAACTATTCGGTATCACGAATCTGAGATAACCATTACCTCTGTAACCTCTGCGACTGTAGCTGTCGGTGATGTTGTCGATACGTTAAAGATACGGCTTGCTGTTCTTAATCCACTTAGAACTATCGAGGGTTCTAGCACGGTAGAAGTCACGCATATTGGGCATGGTTTTGCTGGTGGTGAGACTATTGTTATCGAAGATGCTGCTGCTGTTGGTGGGATTAACACTGGCAACCTCAACGGAACACGAACTGTTGCCAATATAATTGATGAAAATACTTATACCTTTACGGCTGGCGGCAGTGCAAGCTCTTCAGAAGACGGCGGTGGTTATGTTAAGATAGAAACACATGCGCCTACATCTGATTGGTCTGAGCAGGCTTTCTCTGCTGTGCGGGGTTATCCTGCTGCTGTTTGCTTTCACGAAAACAGATTAGTATTCGGCGGTACTTTAGCGCAGCCAGATACAATTTGGATGAGTCAGATTGGTAAATACTTTAACTTTGACGTAGGCGATGCAGAAGACACCGATTCTTTTGACCTGACTGCTGCGACTGGGCAAGTAAACGAGATTAGATACATGGTCTCCAACCGTGACCTTCAAGTGTTCACTGGTTCTGGTGAGCTTTATATTCCGACTTACTTGAACCAAGCCATTACGCCTACGAACGCACAGATCAGAAAGCAGACACCATACGGAACTGAGTTTGTCCTTCCAGCCTCCATAGACGGCGCTACAGTCTTTGTTCAGCATGACGGCCACACTGTTAGGGAATATCTGTACACCGAGTCTGAGGACGCTTACACGGCCTCTGCGGTATCAACGCTGTCTGGACACCTAATACAGCATCCTACGTTTATGACTGTTGTGCATTCTGGCTTTGACTTAGCTGACTCCTATGCTTTCCTTGTCTTTGAAGGCGGAGAAGGCGCTCTGTTCTCTTCTAATCGCGCTGAGAAACGAGCTTCATGGACTAGGGTTACTACTCCAGGAATGTTCTCAAGCACGATAGCAGTACACAACAGGCTCTTTACAAATGTGTATGATGCTGCTGGCAATCTGCACTTATGTGAGTTCTCTGAAGATGTTGGCTTAGACCTGTACCTATACAAAGCTGTCTCGACAAACACAGTAGACGTAAGCGATCTGTATAATAGTGGAGACGTTGTTGACGTTATAGGGATTAAGGACGGAAAGCAGTCCTATCTTGGAGAGTTTACTGTAAGCGTGGGCGAAGAAGTTGATCTTAGCCTTTACAGTGAGTCGGCATTTACCCATGCGTATGTAGGCAAAGCCTTTACAGCTAAGATAGTAAGCAATCCTATTGACGTAACGTCAGGTAATGGGCCTGTGACTGGGGATGTGCGTGGGATTAGCAATGTAATACTGGACCTTAAAGGTGCTAGATCATTTAAGATAAACAACCGATCTTTCTCTCCAGACAATGCGATTACTGGAAAGAAAGAGATACGGGTACTAGGTCACAGCAGAGACCCACAGGTAACTATTGAACAGAAAGACCCACTACCGCTACAGGTCAATGGGCTAATAGCGGAGCTTGTATTGTAATGTCTATAGGGCTTGTTTTCAGCGTTATATCTGCGGCCTCACAGATGGCAGCGGGAGAAGCGGCTTATCAAGAATCATTATTAACTAGCTTTAGGACCAAAGAAGTTGATAAAAAACTTCAAGATGTTGAAGCTAAAAACGCTGCAATGGTAAGACAGCAGGAAGCTGCAATGCTTGAAAGTGCAAATATTGCTGCATTAAATGCTACAGGTAGAGAGCTAAGCGGTTTAACCGTAGATAGAATCTTAAAAAGAGACAAAGAAGTTTTGGGAGATGATCTTAAATCAATCGCAAGAATGTCCTTGTTTAGACAGTTGCAGTCAGACGCATCTGCATTTGCAGAGATTCGATCTGGCCGCAATCGACGTGCTGCTAGTAAAGTACAGGCTCTTGGTACTCTTGTATCTGGAGTGGAAAATGCTGCAAAGACAAAAGCATAAGGAGGCTAGAATTAAATGGTTGTGAGAAGATTACAGAGACAGTCGTTTGTTCAGCCGATTGGTGTTGTTAGGGCAAATGCTGGTGGCGAATTGGTTGGTCAAGCCATTGCAAACTTTGCGACAGAGAGAGCTAATGAAGCGTTTAGGAAAGCTGGCATCAGGGCAGAAAAGATAGGTACTGAAGCTGCTGCGTCACTCAGCTCTGAAGCTATTGTTTCAATAGACCCGGAAACTAACCAGCCAGTAAGATACACACCGCCTGTTGGTTACGGTGAGATTGCTGCTACTGCATATCAGAACATGATTAAGTCTCGCTTTGAAAGCTCTGTTCAAAAAGAAATTCAACGAAAAGGCACTGAGTTTGCAGCATCTTCTGGTAGTGCTGCTAAATACAGGGACAATATGTCTAGCTATATCGACAGTATGTATAATGCTGATGGTGATGCTACGCCCTATAGCCGTTATATAACTGAGTACGGGCAAGAGTATGTTCAAAGCACCTATACAACTTTAGCTAAAAAGGAAGCTGAAGCTGCAAGGAAAGCACTTATAGCCTCAGAGAAGGTTCGTTTGGCTGAAAATGAACGCTTTATTAAGCAACAAATAGCAGCTGGTGATGACCCTGAAAAAATCCGTAAACTTATGCAGGATCAGTATATAGGATATGAAGGGCTTCTTGAGGCCGATGCGATTACCGCTATTCAGTATAATGCTGCCTTAGAAAGAACATACGGCCTTAACTCTATGCTTGGAAGTAATAGGCTGATTGATATTTATACTGGCCTTTCTGACCAGAACAAAGCCAAATTGATGGTCGGGATAAGAAACCCTACTGTTTTAATGGAGCTTTCAAGGGAGATAGGAGAGGATGATCTAAACGCTTATGTTCTTGCTGCTAAAACAAATGCCTCTATTCCAAGTATAATTTCTGCTATTAAGTCTTACGATGAATCAGTTGCAAGCTATGAAGAGACTGTAGCTGACTCAGCTATTTCTGACCTGACGCCAATGGTAAACCCTCTTCAAACTTTAGACGGTGTTATAGCCCTTGCAAAAGACGTTGACCCTACTGTTCAGGCTTCAGTAATTGATGAGCTTACTGCTACTTGGATTACTCAAAACTTAGATATTGCAGGCAAGACAGCAGCAGATATAGACGTAATAACAAACGCCCTGCGAAGTGACGGCGGTGTTGACTACAATGCAATTAAAGAGTTGATTGGCGGAGATCAGGGGCAGTCAATTGTTTCTCAATTGAAATCAATGTCTTCTGATGAAAGGTCTGGACTTGCTGACACGCTCGATGATCGTCAGACAGCCCTTAACAGAATTGAAGATCAAGGCAAAAGCGATGAAGAGAACAGGCTTAGACGCTCTATAGGCTCTCTTTCAAAGGCTATGAATGTTAACTCTGAATACAGAAGTCAGTCAACAATCATAAGAAAGTCTAGCTTAGACGAGGTTAAGAAGTCTACTTTGCTTAACTTGTTGGATGAGGCGTACACAGAGGCATTAAGGAATAACTCAAAAGACATACAGCTAAGTGTAGCCGAGCTTCAGGTTGTTTCTGATGCACTGAACGATCCAGCCAGTGCTAACTTTGAACTGTTTTCTCCGAATGCCAAGAAGATGTACGATACGCTAAAGGTATCTAACGACAAATTTCCAGCGCTTACTAGGGGATTTGTTGATGCAAGGATTACTGCTGCTAAGAACGTCACTAAAAGAGCAAATGATGAAGCTAGATTGTTTGGCATTGAAAGCAATTTAAGCCAAGCAACAAATGAAGATTTAGCAATTTATCAAGAAGCATATCTTGGGGACGTTACTGTTGTTGCTTCTGAGATGATGAGCAATCGTGTAATTGTAGATTCCCTTAATGCAGGTGTTGTGCTTCCAAAGGTTGTTGATGCAATGGAGGCTGCACTAGAGACTTTTAGTGAAAAGGATTTACGGTCAGCCCTTCAAGTATTCGATCAGTACTCAGGGACTTCCCTATCAATTAGTGGTGGGGGGGACGTGCCTATAGACATGATGCGTGAAGCACTCTCTGAAGACGCATACGCAAAGTACAAAGCAATTTCATATGTTGCTAATAGGCAAAGAGTAGAGCCTCTTGCTGTAGCTACGATGTTAAGAAACTATGATGGCAACATAGACGCTGACATTAAAGAAGACCTAGAGTTACCCAAGAGCGCGAATCTTAATAAAGCGTTTAATGGCCGCCCTATGAGTCCAAAGTTTAAGCAAGAGCTTTTAGCTATTCTTAGAGTGCGCAAGGCATACGGCGAAACGATAACAGAGGATACTGTCAATACTGTAATCAAGTCATACACAAAAGGCATGACTAAGGACGACAATGTATTTGCACCAAACATAGAAGATAAACACTTTTATGGTCGCCGTCAGTACTTTGGCACAGAAGAGATTATTAGAAACAGAGAAGCACTTGCTGATGCAATGGACCAATCAGGAATTTATAATCATCTGCTAACTGGTGGCACAGTATTGGATACTACTGTAGCTCAAATGGGTCTTCTATTTGGCGCTGAGTTTGGAACTGGTGTAAGGGCTGTAATAGAGCAACTAGGCGCTGGGTCCGAGCTAAGTAATAGAGAACGTGCTAGTGACATGCTTCGAGAAAGAAGAAGTAAAAGAACCTTTCGGATGGAGCTTGCTTATAAGCCCATAATGGAATCGTTTAATGTGGGCCAACCTAGATATATAGTTGGATATGAAGATGACATGGGTTCGTTTCAGCAGATTGAAATTAATGGGCAGCCTTGGGTTCTTGAAAAGAATTACGATACAGGTAGAAAAGCAGATTTAAGATTGCAGTCAATAAACGCACTGAATGTACTTAATAAGTCTGGGGCTGGTATGAAGGATGCAATGACGGCTCAGATTGCTCACTTCGCTACTCTTGAACATTTTGATGAAGACCTGCTTATTAATGGCAATGCAGACTATGCCAGAAAAATTGATAGAGTTCTTGGAATAGAAGATGCTTTAGAAATTTTTAGGCAAAAGAAAAAAGAGTATGAGGGGGCTGAGTAATTGGCAGAGCTAAAAGTACCTCCACCCAAAGAGTATCCAACTGGACCAAGGCCACCAGCAGATGTTAGCGTAAGCCTTGGTCAAACTCTTGGCGCCCAGTATTCTAATATCTTTAGCCCAATATCTGAAGGGCTTTCTTTCTATGGCGGTAATCAGGCCACCTATGATCCAGACTCAATTCAGAATGTAGAAGACCTGATTAAAGAGTTTGGTTTTGAGGGAACAGATGCAAGCTATCTAAGAACTTATGGGATAGGCTCTGAAGAGAACTTGCAGGCTGCATTGTCCTATATAGATAAGCGCGGAGAAAATAGAGAAGTATTAGCTCAGTCATCTGGTGCTGCTTTGTTTGTTACTGATCCTTCTTTGCTTGCATCTGTCGCTATACCTTGGGCTGGCCTTAGCGCTGCCACTAGAGCTACCACTATGTTGAGAAGTATGACCTCTTCTTCTGCTTTAAGGCAGGCTGTGCAGGCGCAAGAAATACTTCGTAGGGGTAAGACAAGGATTCGCATTGGTAAAAAAGGTGAATTTGATGATGCAATAACTGGCGTTGAAACAGTTTACGATGCAAAGACTTTAGCTAAACTTGGCGCATTAGATGCTGCTGTTGTTGATGGCAGCGTTTCCCTAACTGAAGCTATGACTCAGATTAGTGAGGGCAAAGACCCTATAGAAGAGATAGCAAATGCAGCTCTATACACTTCAGCGTCCACTGCTATTGGCAGTATGCTTGGTTACGGAATCGGAAGCGCATTAACTAGACCTAAGAACGCTGCTACGCGAACCGCTACATTTAACAATGCTTATAAAGAATACTTAAAAAGTGTTTCGAGTACGCCCCCTCAAACAGATGAGGGCTTGTCGCTTGCTGGAAAGTGGTTCAACGACTCTTGGTTTATGAAAGCTATTCCTTCTATTCTTAGAACAACGCTCAGAGATAAAGAGCTACCAGACTTTGCCAAACTAGATATTCTTGGCGTCATGGGTGACAATGGTATGCCCCTAGCTATGAACCAAATGGGTAGAAGCGTTGGCTCTTCTGTTGCTGTTAGGGCAGCGCGACGTCAGGGCGACTGGTTTAAAGCGCTTGATGTTATTAATAATAACTACAGGGAAGTAAGTCCTAGAGGTAACGCTCAGTTTCTTAACGTGCCTGTAGGCGAGTATGTAGAAAAGGTTCGCCGTAAGATAGGTGCAAGTAGCTTTGCCCCTGATGAATGGTACAATCACATTGGCCGACTAATGGTTGATGAAGTTCCATTTGAAAAGATGACGCCGCAAGAGGCTGCATCTGTGCAGGCTGCTAGAAGTTTCTTTGACAAGTACGGAAAAGAGCTTGAGGAGCTTGGCCTTATCAATGCAAGGGATGTCTTTGATACAACCTTTGATAAAGCAACTGGAAACTTGTCTCGGCTTGAGAGTTTAACTGAAAACATTATTGAGCAAAACAGACGTTGGATGACTCCACAGTTAAGAGAAAGCATTAGGAAGATTGAAGAGCTTAATGGCAAGCTGTCTTCTTTGAACAAGACTGCAACAACGCGAGGCCTGACAAACAGACAGCTAAAGTTTCAAAAGGATTTAGAAAGAGAAGTTGCGGGTCATATAGAGGTTAGAGATAAGTTCGAGTCTTATTTCTCAGCTATTGATTCAGCGAAGAATGTAGATGATCTAGCTAATTTGTATAACAAGCTGGACCTTACTCCAGATATGCAATTTGCTTTAAAAGACCTTGCTGGCGCTTTAACGGAGGCAAGAGCTAAAGTTGCAAATGTTCAGGAAATGCTAGACAGAGCGCCTGCAACAGCAAGCCAGAACAGCTACCTTACCCGTATATACAATCGCAGAAAGATTACAAAGGACAGGGATGCTTTCCGTAAGATTCTGGTTGATTGGTTTAGAGAAAACCCTGAGCAAATTGTTAAGGGTGATGATGGCTTGTTCAAGGTGCAGAAGTTAAACACTGATGAAGATTCCCTCATTGCTCGGGCAAATAGAACTATAGATAACATTCTTGGAGAAACTGACGAAGACGCAATTGATGCAATCTTTACAGGTATAGGTAGAAGCGGTCCTCTTATTTCTAAGCGCCTTAACATACCTAATAAACTAATAAAGGACTTTATTGTTACCGACATTAAAGAGGTAATGATTGCTTATACAAACAGAGTAGCGCCAAAGATTGAGTACCATTCTAAGTTTCGACATCCAGAGACCGGAAAACTTATGTCTCTTGAAAGCAGAATTAGTTACTACCGCGAAAGGCTTGCTGCTGAAGGAGTCAGCGAGAGAAAGATTGATGAGTACATTAAGAACTTTGTTGCATCCTATGACTTAGTTGTTGGGTCTACGCTTAAACGTACAGATGCTATTGATACGAAGGCCGCTGACGCTTTAAGAACAGCTACAAGCTGGACGTTTCTTGGTAGCTCTGGCGTTGCTGCAATGGGGGACGCGGCTTCAATATTCATGGATCATGAGCTTAACGTAATCGGTCGATCCTTTCTTGGAATGATGGATGACGTTTCGTTAAAGATGTCTACAAGAGAGCTTCAGTTAGCTGGTGAGGCTTTGGAGATTGTTCGAGGAACCACTCACCTCAAATACCTTGAGAGCTTAACTAACGATGCGTTTAGCAAGACGCTGCCTGATAAGTTAAACAACGCCTTCTACATTCTAAACGGCCTTGCTCCGGTTACAGTTGCTATCAAATCCCTTGATGGATTGCTTCGAGGTCATACAATTATTGAGGCTTCAAATCGTTTGATTGATGGTACTGCAAGTAAGTTTGAGAAAGAGTTTCTTGCAAGGTACAATATTACAAAAGACCTTGCCAAAAGGATTTCAGACTCACCTTATCAGAAGAGCAATGGTGAGCTGTTTCTTCCAAACACTGAAGCGTGGACAGACGAGATTGCTGTAAACGCATTTAGAGATGCTTTGTCTTCTGGAGTTATAAACAGGGTTATTATGGGTACTCCTGCTGACAAACCACTTGCTATGAATGGTGTGGCTTATGTGCCTGATAGCGTTGCCCAGTACTTGCCGTTTGATTTACCTGTAGACCCGCGTGTCCAAGGTTATCGTAGAGTTGAGAGTGGTCTGCTTGCTCTTCCGTTTACCTTTTACAGCTACACAATGGGTGCATTAAGTAAGATTACAGGCAACTATGCTTCTGGCTCTGTTAGAAACAAGATTGCTCATACAGCTGTTGCTCTTGGTCTTGGCTATGCAATCGTAAGAAGCAGAACACCAAGCTGGGCTTGGGACGATATGGATACAGAAGACAAGATTATGAGGTCTTTTGATTTCTCTGGCCTTGCCGCAATCTACAGCGATATGACTTATCGCGCTATTGCTATGGCGAATGAGATGGGTGTTGAAAGCAATTTCCCAATTCAGCCTAAGTACGATGCTGGAGTAGATAGGCTTGGAGCTGTTGTTTCTTTAGGTGGTGCGCCTGCTGATTGGAGCTATGAAGTATTAAGTTCTATTGGTCAGATGTTGAATGGTGACATTCAAGATGGAGCCAAAGGTTTAATTAAGATGACACCACTAATTGATGCACTTGCAATCGGAGATGGAATTAAGGACACGGCAAAAGACCTTGCTAGTGGTTTGCCCAATAGGCCTTAATCTGTCCTAGTTATTTTGTGCGTTGGTCAAACAAAACGCTGTGTGCAATAAAGAGGAAAACAAGGTGAGCAAACATGACAATTGATATTTCAAACAATGCAGCCCGAGTTAACTACACAGTCGCATCTGGAGTTACTCAAACCTCTTTCTCTGTACCTTTTGAGTTCTTTAATGACGGCGATCTGAGTGTTTACGTTGACGATGTTCTGAAGACTATTACTACCCATTACACAGTCAGCGGTGGTGACGGGTCTACAGGCACAATAACAATGTCTGTGACAGGAGCGGCAGGCGGATCAACTGTTGTTATTTCTCGTAGCATTGCCATTGAAAGAACGTCAGACTTTCAGACAGGCGTAGACATTAATCGCGCTGCTCTTAACACACAGCTAGATACGCTCACAGCTATTGCTGCTGACAACCAAGACAAAGCCAGTCGTTCTATCTCTGCCCCTAATTCAGAAGTTAATCCAGTATTAGAGCTTCCTGACGCAGATACTCGTAAGGGCAAGCTAATTGGTTTCAATGAAACAACAGGTAACATTGAGCTAAGTGCTACTCTTGCTGATGGTAATACCTTAGCGTCTATCTCCGGTGACATAGCAACGCTTGCTGACATTGAGGACGGAACAGATGCGACTGACGCTATACAAACTGTTGCTGGCATTTCATCTAACGTAACTACAGTCGCAGGCGTTTCTGCCAATGTAACTACGGTTGCAGGCAATACTACAAACATAAATACGGTTGCAGGAAACAATGCTAACATTACAACTGTTGCTGGCATAAATAGCGATGTAACTACTGTCTCTGGTATATCATCTAATGTAACTACTGTTGCCGCTGATAGTGCAGATATTGGGGTTGTTGCTGGTATATCATCTGACATAACTACTGTTTCCGGTATATCGACGGAGATCGGTCGTTTGGGTACAGCGGATGCCGTATCTGATATGAACGCACTAAGTCCTGCGGCAGTTATTGCTGACATGGATTCTCTTGCTGACAATGTTAGTGCGATTTCTATTGTATCAGATGATATTGGCAATGTTATTGCTGTTGCTATAAACGCAGCCAACATAAATACGGTTGCCGCTGATGGCGCCGACATTGGCACGGTGGCTGGTGATATATCTAACGTCAATACGGTTGCTACTAATATTACGTCAGTAAACACAAACGCCACAAACATTACTGATATTCAGAATGCTTCTGCAAATGCTGCTACTGCAACAACACAGGCTGGCATAGCAACGACTAAAGCAAGTGAGGCGGCTGCTTCCGAAGCTGCGGCTGAAGCTGCTAAGGTTGCGGCTGAGGCTGCGCTTGATGAGTTTACAGACATCTATCTCGGGGCTAAGGCTTCAGACCCCACAACAGATAATGATGGAAATGCCCTGACTGCTGGGGACCAGTATTTTAATACAACCATTAATGTGCTGAAGATTTACAACGGTTCTGCTTGGCAGGCTGCTGCTATTGATAGCTCCGGTTTTGTCGAGACTACTGGCGATACCATGACTGGTAACTTGTCCTTCGGTGACAACGACAAAGCCATATTCGGCGCTGGGTCTGACCTACAGATTTACCATGATCCAACAGGGCCAGCCAACCTAATTAATGATACGGGTGATGGAGATTTAATTCTTCGAGCCTCTAATCAAATACGGCTTCAGCAGGCGGATGGAGATTCGCTTGCCACATTTAACGAAGATGGGTCTGTACAGCTTTATCACGACGCGGGTTTAAAACTCGCCACCACCAGCACAGGCGTA